TTTATCTTATCCGCGTTATGAAGACATTCAACTTTTCCTTAAAAGATTGCGCTGGCGCTTGTCAAATCTCAAAGCTGGGAAAATTCCTGAAAAGGAAGAAGAAATCAAAGCGTCAGATTGTATTTCAGCCTCGAAGCTTAGATTTTTCTGTGCTCCTGAATACGGACCCGAAACCTACAGAATTCATTACCATTTCTTATTTTTCGTCGATAGTGAAGAATTTGAGCCATACTCCGGACATACCCTTGGAGATTACCCTCAGTGGACTTGGCCACTTAGAAAAGACCCTCCAGTCACATCCGGTCATCGGCTTTCATATTTCGAATTCGCTGTCCGTGAAGCTTGGAAATTCGGTCGTGTCGATTGTGAATCAGTCGGAGCCAGTGACTGCTCTCAGTATGTTGCGGGATACATTACTAGCCCTATGTCTCTTCCCTCTGTATACCAGTTATCTACTTTTTCCCTCAAGTCCCGACACAGCCGATTCCTCGGCCGCCGATATTTTATCCCCGACCTTAAACAAGCTTTGTTACGAGACCCTAGAGAACTTGTTAGTTATGTCAGAATCGGTGATACTAAATCTCGAGAAAGACCTACACCCTTTTCAATTGTCAATTACTTATACCCAAAATGTCTTGGGTTTAACCCTGTCTCTAACAAAAGGGATTTTTCCCTCTGTATACCAGTTATCTACTTTTTCCCTCAAGTCCCGAGACTCTATGACGTGTTAACGTCTGATTCTATGTATGGTAACGACCTTAATATGATGGATTTATCTAAATCTGTTGTTGAGGATGTTATTGATTGTGTGTACCTTGGAAAGACTGGATATTCTCCATTTCAGAGAAACTATCTATCTTTCTTGTCTACTTATGCTGTTAATGCTAAGGATTTTCCTAAATCATTTGATTTTTCCAACGATGAGATGTATTATCGCTATGTTCTTAGGCTTTATCGTATGTTGTCTATTTCGAAAAGGTTTTGCTCTAATGCTCGTATTCTTGGCGTTAACTTGTCTACTTTTTATAACAGAGTTGTCCAGTTTTGGTCCTGGGTTGATTATGTTCACCTTCGTGATTGGATTGAGTCTCAGCAGCTTTATTTTGAAAGTGACTTTTCAGCTCCTGAAGATTTGGACTTTTTTTATAACAATACTGATGCTGATTTTGAAAATGATTTTTTAAAAACTGAGTATTATAGGCGATTTTATCGTCACATCACTCGTGTTTCTCTTGTTCGTTCAAAAAATAAACGTATTAATGATAAACTAATATTTTCTGAAGATGGCTAATATTATGTCTTTGGCGACGGTTAAGAATAACCCGTCTCGTTCCGGTTTTGACTTGTCGCGTAAATTTAACTTTTCTGCCAAGGTAGGTATGTATTATCCTATCTGGCATCGTCGTATGATTCCTTCGGATTCATTTGAAATTGATTTGGCTCAATTTATCCGTACCCAACCTCTTAACACTTCTGCGTTTGCGCGTATGAAAGGTTACTATGATTTTTACTTCGTTCCTTTGCGTGTACTTTGGAATAAATATTATACCGCATTGACGCAGATGAATTCCAATGTTCAGCATGCTTCAGGCCCTACATTGCAGGAAAATGTTATTCTTACTGGTGAACTTCCTTATGTTACTGCTGAGCAGTTGGCAATTTATATTGAAGAATTAGGTGATTCCGTGGATACATTTGGCCGTTCTCGTGCGTGGAATACTTGTATCTTATTGGAGTATCTCGGATATGGTAATGCGTTTTACAATTATATCTCAGCTGCTGCCGGAGGTCCCGGTAAGACCTGGAGGTCTGCCCCATTGTTGATTAACTTTGCATTTGATGTTTCTCCCCTTCTCTGTTATCAGAAGATCTATGCTGATTCTGGCCGATTCACCCAATGGGAACGTGTTAATCCTTCTACATTTAATCTGGATTACATTATGGGTAATAATGATTTACAACTCGACTTGACTTGGCCTGGATTTACTGACTCTTTTAACTTCCTTGACATGCGGTATGCCAATTATCAAAAGGATATGTTTCATGGTGTTATTCCGCAGGCTCAGTATGGAGAAGCGTCTCTTGTTTCTATTAGTGGTTCTCCTTCTATTGTATCGGATGGTAAACCTATGTCATTTAAGAATGAGACTAATCCTCAGTTCAGTCTTGATGGTGCTGCTAAGTTTTTTAACGAATCTTCAAAACAGGGAATATTGGCTGATGCTTCTGATAATTTTGCATTGTATAAAACTGGATTGGCTGTTTCAGGTATAGATTCATTTACCCTTGATATCTTGTCTCTTCGTCGTGCGGAAGCTTCTCAAAAATGGAAAGAAATCTCACTGTGCACTGAGGAAGATTACCCCTCTCAGATTCAAGCGCACTTTGGCACTCGCGTTCCAAAAGAACTTTCCGGTATGGTACGTTATCTTGGCGGTATTGATACTTCGTTGGATATTAATGAGGTTACCAATACGAATCTAATCGATGATAATGCTGCTACTCTTGGAGGTAAAGGTTCTATGTCTGCCCGTGGTACTATTAGAGTAGATGCTAATGGTGAATACGGTATTGTTATGTGTGTGTTCCATGCCTTGCCTATGCTTGATTACATTACTTCTGGTGTTAATCCTGAGTGTTTGTTGACTGATGCTACGTCTTATCCTATTCCTGAATTTGACCAAGTTGGTATGGAGCAGGTTCCTTTAGGCTATCTTATGAATCCTTTGAAGTCATCATTCTCAAACTTGAAGGGTGATACTTATCTAGGTTATGCTCCTAGGTATTTCCCGTTCAAAACTGATTATGACCGCTCTGTCGGTGCTTTTTCTCGCTCTCTTCAGTACTGGTGTCTCCCTTTCGACGACAAGGCTGCGTTAGCTGCCAACTCTGTTGATTTTCCTGACAATCCTAATGTGGAATCCAATTCTATTAAGGCAGGATTTTTCAAGGTTGACCCTCATTGTGTTGATACATTGTTTGCCGTTAAGGCTGATGATACTCCGGATACTGACCCGTTGTTAGGCTCTTGTATGATTACTTGTCGCGCGGTTCGTCCTCTGGACTTGAATGGATTACCTTATTAAAATATTATGTTATGACTAAGACATTTCGTTTTTTCCGCAAAGTTGAGGAGCGTGTTACGTCTTATACTCCTCCTATTACTTCAACTCTTTTTAATGGCTTGACTGAATTTAGGCAGCCTTCTCCTATTGAGGACATGAATTATGTTGAGCTTCCTTGTGTTCATTCTACGTGTCCGGCTGTTCATTATCGTAATGATGTATATGCTCTTTTTCATATGCAGGACTTGACCCGTATGGAGCTTTCTCGGCTTTCTCAGTTCTTGGAAAATGCCGGAAAGTCTGCTTCTTCCTTGCGTTCTGTTCGCGAGAAAATGTCGGATGTTCAGCTACGCCAGTTTATTAAGTCTCGTTATATTCAGTCTCCTTCCGAGTTATTGCGCTGGTCTGCATGGTTGGATGACAATTATAAGATGGAAGTTGAGCGTATTAATAAGGAATTGGCTGAGAAAGAAAAATCAAATAATCCTGACCCTGCTCCGTCTCCGGCTTCTTCTCCTTCTCCTTCTGAATAATGGGTGCTTCTGCACAGGAAAAGGCTCAGAAATTGGCTAATGATGCCAATGTTCAGATGACTGATTCTACCAATCAGGCAAATCGCGATATTGCTAAGGAGACGAATCAGGCAAATCGTGATATTGCCCAGATGAATAATCAGTATAATAGAGAGAATCTAGAGCGTCAGATTGATGAGCAGTGGAAAATGTGGAATGCTGAGAATGAATATAACTCCGCATCTGCCCAGCGTGCTAGGCTTGAGGAAGCTGGTCTTAATCCTTATATGATGATGTCCGGTGGTTCTGCTGGTACTGCTTCTTCGATGACTGCTCCTTCTGCTGCTCCTGCCGATACTTCCGGAACTCAGCAGACTGGTGCGCCTATGGTTCCCGGTCATGTTGAGCCGGTTTTCGCAATGGACAGACTTCAGAAGATGGTTCAGGTAATTGATGCAATAAAAGGTGTTGCATCCTCCGCTATGGGTTTTGCTAATGATTATCAAAGTTATGTTGGTCAAGGTCTTGAAAATTATCAGACCCGTGCGGCAATGCCGTATTATCTTGCAACTATCCGTGGAAATGCTCAGGTAGCATCTGCTCAAGGTTACTTCGCTCAACAGAGTGAAGGCCTTAAAATGTTAGGTGTAGCTATGGATAATAACTTAAAAGGTATTGCCAGTATTGCCAACGCCTATTCAGCTGCTCTTACTATGAAGGAATTCCAGAATTATGATATGAATTATCAATTGTCTATTGCGTCCAAGGTCGCTGAGGTTTTTGACCGATATAACCAGGGAGAAATTTCTTATTATCAGGCTAAGAGAGAATTGTTGAATTATAACTTTCAAAAAGATACTTATAATGATGAGCTGCGTATTAAATCTGCTGAAGCTACTCATGCAGAGAATAATACTGGCCCGGATAATGAGTTGAAACTTGCTTTTGATTTGTTTTCAAAGCTTGTTGATGCATATAATAAGAACGGATTCCAAGGTGTCGGTGATTTTTTTAAGAATTTTCAAAATTCTTCTGAGAATTCTCAGGCTATTCCTCGTACTGTAAGATGATGCAGTTAGGTTATTTCCCAGTTCTATTTTATTGCCTTGAAGACATCGAGCGCTTTTTGTGCTCCTTGCCTTTAAGGCAATTGCTTTTGTTTCAGGATTGCTATGTTTATGGTCCTCTTGGACCTGTCTTGAAAGTTCATTACTTAGTGTATAGTCATGATACTGATTATATCCCTGGGATTGCTTATCGAGATGTTCAGAAAATAGAAATACAATTCTTAACTAATTTTTAACGCTCTGTTAACGTTAAGTTTGGCTTTTTCTTGTTATCTTTGTGTATAACAAAAAAGGAAAGATATTATGAAACCAGTTATTACTTTGAAGAAAAAATTTCGTGTTGTTGTATTGTCTAAGTGTGAAGGTTCTACTACTACTTATTGGTGTACTAGGAGTAATGCTATAGATTTTCTTGACAAGTATTCTGAAATTGACTTGGACTTCCTTGCTGGCATTGTTCAGGCTAAGGTAGGTCGTTCTTATGAAACTATTTATTCTAAAACTAATTAATTATTATGTATTATGCAGTGTATCAAACGGCATCAGGCGAGTTTTCTTGGTGCCGTATTCCTGCAAACATTACTGTTTTTGCAGGTGCGTTTCGCTATGCTTCGCGCATGGCTACGAGTTCTGATAAGTTGGTCGCTGTTGTTCCGCTCTCAGTTCTTCAAAGCTGGAACCTCGTGAGGCCCGTTCTTTTAGGCTCTGAATAGATTCTACTGGATTGAGTGAGGCCGCTCTCCGCGTAGGAGCCGTCGGAGACATAGAAAAATACAGCCGCTTGCGGCTACCTTAGGCTTTTTCAGGTGCATTCCTCGGCCATAAGTGAGATTGATTCACTGGCGTATCGGTCGGCAATGCAAAATAGGTGAAAATTGTTAGATACCTAACTAAAGGTAAATAGTGTTAACGGTTTGTCGTCTTTAGACGGCTTACCGTTAACACTATTTGGCTTTTTAGGTATCTTGATTTTCTACCTTTGCATGTCGACTGGTGCGCTAGTGTTTCAATCTCATGGCCGTGGATTGCGCCTGAAAAATTATCCGGCCGAGCCAAAAGTTGTGCTTATTTTGCTATCGTCTCCTCCTTATGCCTTCTCTTATTTTGTGCTTTTATGGCAAAAGGGGTGTACCACTTTTGTAGGCTTTTGCGGTTAAAATAAGTTAAAACTTATTTTCTTTATATACTTAAAGCTTTACTTTAACTTTAGGAGTGAAACCTAGTCATTTTCACGAAGTGTGCAAGGTTTCAGATTTCCCTTGCACCCTCCTTTCTTGTTCTCCTTTCGGAAAATGACAGCCTGCTTTCCTCTTGCATCTTATTTTTTTTATTTATTTCTTTGTGTGTCTAAAAATAAACTAATATGAAAAAGAAACATTATGTTACGCTTATCATTTTTGCGCTTCTTGCCGCAAGTTGTACGTTTGCTGTGTATGTTCAAAAGAATAACACGAATTCTACGCAGAAAGTAGAAAATCCTACTTCTGCAAGTGCTGATTCTGCATCTATTACCATTCAAACTCCGGTAAAATGAGTAAGGAGACCCCCTTTGTATATTGCCTTCGGCCTAAACGGATAATAAATCCATTTACTAAGGAGCCGTTGGTTGTCCCTTGTGGCCATTGTTCTGCATGTGCTACTATTAAGGCTTCCCGTTATTCTGAGCAGTGTACATTAGAGGGTCTTACTTCTGCTAAGGTGTATTTTGTTACCCTTACATTTGCTAATTCTTTTATCCCGCGCGCTGTGTTCCGTCTTGCTAAACAGACACGGAACTTTTCCTTCTATGAAATATATGATTACAATACTGGTGAATTATTAGAAAATTATTGTACGTCCGACCATGATGAGATACCTCAGGCATTGGAGAAAGCTCATCTGTTCGGTGCTTTATCTTATCCGCGTTATGAAGACATTCAACTTTTCCTTAAAAGATTGCGCTGG